CGTTTCCAGCGACTACACCGAAGTTGACGCTGGTGTCACCGATGGTGCAGAACTTGCTGGCACGACCGACATTGAAGCGACCAACCTGATCGCCAACGTCGTGAACGCTGGTGGCGAATACATCGTCATCGACGGAAGCCAGAAGATCCACCGAGTCGCATCAGCCTCGGCTGACACGCTCGCGACGGACTTCGTCCTGACCGAAGCGATCACGGACGACGTTGCTTCTGGTGCCGCTGTCACGTTGTACATGGCGTGCGACGTTGACGCATCGGCTGAGACCGGAACGACCTACGCTGCTGGTCACGCGAAAGAGATCATCGTTGATGGTCACGCCGCGAACAAGAACCTGCAAGTCGGCCAACTGGTCAGCTTCGGAACTGGTGCAAGCACTCACAGCTACACCATCATCAGCAAGGAAGACACCAGCACGACTTCGACCACGATCCTGTTGGATCGCCCGTTGTCCGCCGCTGTCGCCGACGCTGCTCTCTGCTACCCCGGTCCTGCCGGAAGCCGCTCGATCGCCTTCACTCGCGAAGCCATCGCGTTGGTGAGCCGTCCCCTCGCGACTGTTCCTTCGAGCAGCGGAGCATCGAGTGCTGTTGCTAACTTCGACGGACTGTCGATGCGAGTGACCACGCAGTACGACTCGAAGGCTCAAGGCCAACGAGTCACGTTCGACCTGTTGTGCGGCGTCGCCGTGCTGGACGAGCGACTCGCTTGTGTTGTCAACGGCTAATCCCGTTTTCCAGAATACGCCCGGTTTCCTGAACAGGGAACCGGGCTATTTCCGGAAACTTCAAATGGAGGGACATAGCCGTGGCACAAGTCAAAGAATTCTACAAAGTCCCGAGTAAGTTCGCAGTTAGCGTGGGATCGCTTCTCATTTCTGCTGCGATCGCTTTCAACGTCTGGGCAGTACAGTCTGTCTACGCAAGGCCAACTGAGCAACGTGTCAAAGAGTTAATCAATGACAAGTCGGATGCACCAGTGATCTTCGAGATGCTGAAAAGCATTCGGGAAGACATCGCAGAACTGAAAGAGATTCTGAGGACCAAGTAATGTCAGAGCCGACCACGAACCCCCGCGTTACGCGGTCGCTGAAACGCTTGTTCTACAATTTCACGAGAAGGTATGGAGAGTCTCTCTATCTGTATAAGGTGGAGAACTCTGCAACCGACTACACGACCGGAACACGAACCCGGACGTACGAACGAACATTCATCCGGAACGCCGTCCACGTACCGAACGAGACTTCGCGGAGCGTTGTCTACACACCTGCAATGATGCAAGCCATCAGGCAGTACGCTGGGCAAGGTGGAGCGGGACAAGACTTTGATACCACCGCTTTCCTAATCGCCGCTCGTGACCTTCGCGACTGGTGCCACGTCGACCCGACTCAATTCATCGGTTGGCAGGGTGGTTGGTATCAAGTGGTCAACGTAAACGAATTCGACGGCGGCATCGTTGTCCAATGCAAACAAGCCAAAGGTTCCGGTCCGGGCGTTTGGCAAGACAACGATCTCTGGAACAACTGCCTTAACTGGATAAGCTAATGAGTTGGGTGAACATTCAAGACGGCGAACCGATGTCGTCTGTACTGACGAAGCTGAACGCTTTGGGCGTTCTGGCGTATTCGTCGAGTACGACGCATACGACTACCAAAGTGACGGCGAACCACTCGGCAACTGCGGTTGACGATGTGATTTTGTGTGACGCGACCCTTAACGCGATTGTTGTCACGTTACCCGTCGCAGCAAGTTCGGCCAACTTGAGATTTCACATAAAGAAAACTGACACGTCGGCAAAGACAGTCACAATTGTGGGTGACGGTGGTGCCCTAATCGACGGAGCAAGTTCAGTGGTTATCACGAGTCAATACGAGACCGTCACGGTACAGTGCGACGGTACAGCTTGGTGGGTACTCTAATGACGTACAAACCGTTTGAACCCGCACCCTTAACCGCATTCGGCGACAGCCGAATCGCAGAGTTAAGTCCGATCATTCAACAGTCGTTTGAATACACTGTTGACAACGCAAAGTTAAGCAGCAAGACGGAAGTCAACGGGGGGACGGTAACGCAAGCGAACGCGATGGCAGTGGTTGGTACGTCCACCACGACCGCGTCGAAAGCGACATACTCGTCCAAGCACCACGCGAAGTACCATCCCGGTTTCGGTGGACTCGCACGATTCACCGCGATGTTCACCACGCCTGTTGCGGTAACAGAACAGTTTGCCGGATTGGCCGACGAGGTAGGAAGTACGGCGGCATTCAAGAACGGGTACGTTGTTGGGTACGATGGAACTACGTTCGGGTTTCACCGGTTCCAAAACGACGCACTGTTCACGGCACCGCAATCAAGCTGGGACGATCCGCTGGACGGAACCGGACCATCAGGAATGACATTGGACACCACGAAACTCAATGTCTTCTACATTCAGATGCAGTACCTTGGAGCCGGTGCGGTTAAGTTGTTCGTGGAGGATGAAGCGACTGGCGGAATCATATTGGTTCACACGCTGGATTACGTGAATCAGAACACCGTGCCTCACATCTACCAACCGACGCTCAAGTTCATATTTCACGCGGACAACAAAGCAACCGCGAACAATTTAGTTGTGTCGACTGCAAGCCTTGGCTACTTCGTCGAAGGTAAGACAGGGCTGATCGAGTTGCATCAACCTCTGGCGTCTTCCGGAGAGCAACTCAAGGGAGGCATCACCGCAGAGCGGGCAGTTTGCACGATCCGTAACAAGACGACGTACGCGACGAGGGCGAACTTCATTGACGCTCTTATCCTGGGATTCTACGGTTCGAGCGAAGCAGGGACAAGTAATAATCTTGCTTACGTTCGTCTCGTCAAGAATGCCACGTTGGGTGGAACACCCGTCTACAACGACATCAACACGACTGACTCGATAATTGAAATCGACGTCGCTGGAACTACTGTTACGGGTGGCGAAGAAATACACTCGATCCCACTAGGCGGCAGGAACGGAACGGGTCGAGAGGACTTGTCCAACTGGGGCGTGATCCTGAACCCCGGCGATACAATAACCGTGGCAGGCGAATCACGCGGCAACGCTGACATCGCCGGTGGTATTACGTGGAAAGAATTGTTCTAATGTCTATCAATCCGCTAATCGGTCGCTGGGTTACGGCAAGCGTTTCCGAACACGTGCGACCGACTGCTGTGGATACACTCGGCCTATCGTACTTCGTCGAAGGCGTAGACGTAGAACAACCAGCTTGGTTCCAACAAGATTCACTCGTCCTCCGAGTAACCGGACCACAAGTCCGACCGGGAAGTGGCGTCACTCGATACAAGTTCGAGGTTATGACGATGCTGACCGATCTGTTACACGGCGGCGAAAACGGTTTCCTCAACCACGACCGGATGGGGACAATCGCAAACGCATTGTGCAGTCCGATTCCCGTATTCGCATACGGGAGCGGAGACGCTCAAGTAGGGTGTCTCGATATTGATCGCGAGGCAGCAAACGACTTCCTGAGAATAGTGCATTTCGGGAAGTTGGACAAGGACTCAGAAGTAGTCCAAGCTGCCGTCGTCGTGAAGTATGAGATTTGCCAAGACTCTTAGGAGTCACGACCGGACGCTTCCGGGTTAGGTGCGAATTGACGTCAATCCAGGGTGGATACACCCATTACCCTTTCAAATAGGAATAGCCATCATGGCACGCATTCAACTTCGTGACACCACGATTTACTTCCAAGACGGACTCGGCCCCGCCGCAGTCGTTGCCGGAACCGACAACCAAATCACCGGGATTCTATCCATTGGTGATGGCGGTTCCGATGTTCCGATCACGGACCCGAACCTCAACTCGGCGACAGCCGACCAAGTGCCGATCGGTGCCCGGTTCACTCTTCCGTCCGGTCCCACGATTTACACTGTGACGTCGCGAACACCTGCGTCCGGAACCACGACTGACATTCAGTTCACACCGCTCGCGGTGATTGGCGAGGCGGCACTTGCCGACATCACATGGTTGCCTCAGCGACTTGAGATCAAGATCGGTGAAGGTGATGTTTCTTGGTCCGAGACCAAGGAATACATCTACGACCGCGACCGCGACCTGTTGGACACCGTCCGTGAAGGACAAGAACAGCCGTTGTCTGTCGACATGGCATTCACGTTCGACTTCGTCACGTCCTCGACCGGCGATCCTCCGACACCCGCCGACGCACTGAATCAGGAAGCTGGTACGCAAGCGGCTGAGTGGGTTTCCACTGGTGCCCTCTGCGAGCCTTACGCGATCGACGTTGTGATTCGTCACTGTCCTCCGAACTGTGCATCGGTTGAAGACCAGTTGATTACGCTTCCGGACTTCCGGCACGAGTCTCTGGACTTCTCGCTCGCCGATGCGTCGGTGGCAACGAGTGGTCAATGCAACGCAACTCGTGCGACGGTCGTTCGCTCGACTGACACAAGCTGCGATGCCTAAGCTGTAATGGCTTGATCTTACAGGGAGCCGGA